ACCGAGATGCGGCGGCTCCAGCAGGTCGAGGCGACCGCTGCGGTCTTTGGCCGGAAAGCCGTAGGGATTGACGGTGTGCGTGACGAAGGCGCGGTAGGAACTGCCGTCCTCGGCCTTGATCTCGGCCAGCGTCACGACCTCATCGACGATGCCGGGCAGCTCCAGACTGGTCTTGCTGCCTTCGATCTGCGGGACGAACACCTTGCGGTTGTAGTCATCGAGACGTTCGTCGAGGATGGCCACGAACACGACGTTTTTGCCGCGTGCGTGCTGCAGGTGGGTCAAGGCACTGACCATTTCCTGGCCCAGCAAGCCGTAGGCACCGCGCAGATCAGGCTTACCGGAGCGGTCGCTGGTTGCACCGGGCTGTGTCTTGCACCACGCGAAGCACTGGCGGGACAGCTGCGTGATCGAGTCGAGGAAGAAGGTCTGGTAGCGATCAAGCTGCGTCGCATCGCCGAACTTTTCGATGACGTGGTCGTAGTGCGCCTGCGAGAAGGCAGACTCCGGCGGCAGTGACTTGTCCGGGCCCGCGAGGAACACGAAGAAGTCGCGGCTCTCCGGCCACGATGCCGGACGGATGGTGTCGCCCGGCCAGTCGGCCACCGCCAAGTCACCAGCCTCGATGTCAATGAACAGCGTGGTCTTCGGATCGAGGTCTTTGAGCCGGGTGGTCTTGCCGATGCCGGACTTGCCGAGCATCAGCAGCTTGACGCCCTTGCGCTCGGCCATCCGCTCGACGGCGGACACGATGGGGAGCTTTTTCATGCCTCACCCCCATCGGTGCTCAGGGTGAAGGACGGCTTGCCGGAATCGACCGTGCGGGCTGCCGCGAACTGCTGCTGCAACGCAGGGGGCCAGTTGATGTACCGGGACTCGGACACCGAGAGCTTGACGTCGAGGTAGCCCTCAACCTTCTCGCCCGAGGCCACGATGCGTTCGGCGATTTCGCCCAACTGCTTCTGGTTCCAACTGACCTTCTTGGGCAGCTCAAACTTGATGCGCAGCGGGCCGTCGCTGATGTGGGCGGTGCCGAAGTCGCGGCCGGATTCACGCAATGCAGCGCGGCCCTGATCGCCGTAGCACTGATCCAGCGCCGCGTCGAACTTGGTGCGGGCTTTCTTGAGCCAGTCGATGGCGGCATCGAGGTTCTTGTCGACCTCGCGCTTCTGCTCAGGCGGCAGCGCGGCCAGTTGGCTCACGGACATCTCGGCGATGTCGGCGGGAAAGATGGTCAGATCGCTCATGGCCGTCCTCCTCACTGGTACGCCCGAGCGAAGGTCGAGTAGCGCGAGACGCGCCGCTCAAAGGCTTCGATTTCGGAGATCAGGTAGGTGACGCGCGCCCCGAGCTTGCAGAAGACGGGGCCGAGCTGTTCCTGCCGCCAACGGCGCAGGGTCTTGACGGAGAGCCCCCAGCGGGTGGCGAGCTCGTTCTCGTCAAGGGCGATGCGGGTGACGCCATCGGGAAGAGACCGGGTCAGGCTCCGGCCGGTTTGAACAGATGAGGCATGGTTTTGCATTGCGGAACTCCTTTTGTTTGGGAGTCCCTATTCAATTGCTCTATGCCTTGGGCTTGCGCGAGCGCGTTTTAGGCTTTGGCTGGTGTCGCCGTCGGCGGCCGCCATTCGAAGGAGTCGCTAAGTTGTTGATTTTTATGGACTTACTACTCTCGTTTCGGTTATTGCGATTTCGGTTGTTTCGTTTACAATGGCACTAGTCTGAACTTTTCCCCGTTGAGGAGACCCCTGTGAACGCTCCCGCCATCCCCAAAACCCTGCCCTCGGAAGAGGACATCGCGCTCGCCCGGGAGTCGGGCAGAGCCCTGTCGACCGTGCTCCTGACCCGTGCCGAAACCCAGCAGATTGACTTCCACGACGACAAGGGCGCGGTGCGCACCGTGCGCATCCCGACCTCGGCGCTGCGATTGCTGCTGGAAGTGCTGATCGAAATCGGCCAGGGCAATGCGGTGTCGATCATCCCAATCCATGCCGAGTTGACCACACAGGAAGCCGCCGATGTGCTCAATGTCTCGCGCCCGTTCCTCGTTCAGTTGCTGGAAAAGGGTGACATGCCGTTCCACAAGATCGGCACCCACCGCCGAGTGCGCTATCAGGACGTGATCGCCTACAAGAAGCGCATCGATGCCGAGCGCCGCAAAGCCTTGGACGAATTGGCTGCGGAGGCACAGGAACTCGGGATGGGGTATTGACTGGATGAGTTCGCATTTCACTGTCGTCTATGACGCCTGCGTGCTCTATCCGGCACCGCTGCGCGACCTGTTGATGCATCTGGCGCTCTCGGATTTATACCGAGCGCGCTGGAGCGACATGATCCACGACGAGTGGATTCGCAATGTCCGGTCGAACAGGCCTGACCTTGATCCCGCGCGACTGGAAAGAACCCGTGCCCGGATGAACCACGCGGTGCGCGACTGTGTGGTCACCGGATTCGAGTATCTGATCCCGTCAATGAAGCTGCCTGACCCGGACGACCAGCATGTGGTGGCGGCCGCCATTCACTCGGGGGCCAGCCTGATCGTGACCTTCAACCTGAAGGACTTTCCACCCGAAGCGCTCAAGCCATACAACCTCGCCGCCCAGCACCCCGACGACTTCATCGTCGACCTGCTCGATCTGCATCCGGCCGCTGTGCTGGAAGCAGCGTCCCACCATCGCCGGTCGCTGAAGTCCCCGCCCAAGACGGCGGACGAATATCTCGACACCTTGCTGGCGCAGGGCTTGACTCAATCGGTGGCGGTGATGCGCCAGTGGACGGTGGCCATATAAGCGGCCAGAAGGGAGACACCATGGGCAAAAAGATCCTGAACAACGCGCACTGCCTGCTTGAACTGACAGAGAAGGCTCCTGCTCTGATCCTCCGGGCCTTCAGCGGGCTTGATGAGTGCCAGGGCCTTGCTCGTGGCTTCGATTGGACGCAGAACGACGACCGTCTGCACTCGGGCCTACTGGAACACATCAAACATCTGCGCAAGGAGCAGCGTGACCCTGCCGAACGCGAGGCGCTGCGCGTGCTCCGTCTGGCCTCTGCCCGTGGCGCTGCGATTCTCTCCACCGTCGCTGACCAGCTGCACGACAACGATCTCCAGAACCAGTTCACCTCGCAGGATGGTGGCGAGATTGGGCGATCTGTCTGGATGCGCACTCACACCGACGACACCGCACGCCTGTTCGATGTTGCCGAATCCATCCTGAACACCGGCGACATCCGGGGCAACAAGCGTCTCTACGACGCGTTCGATGTGCCGTGCGATGACGCCCCGCCGTTCATTTGGAACGACACTGTCAAGAAAGAGCTGGAGTCCCAGTTGACCAGCGTCATGCGCCTTGGAGAACCATGCGAGGTGGTTTACGTACCGATCACGGACGATGTGAGGAATGGCGATGCCAAGACGCTTCACTACTTGGTGGTGCGCTTCGCTGGCGATCAGATCAGCGCCGTGCAAGTAGTCAACCGCAGCCGCAAGAGCTTCTGCTATTTCCCAGCGCGAGACGCGACACTCGTCTATGCCCCAGACCGCAAGGTGGTCGAGGTCTATGCCCATACGCTCTCGACGCGGGCCCCGCTGGCGAATGTCCTGTCCAAGCACGGCTTCAAGTTGCCGCTGTCGAACCGTCCCCTGAATCGCTCGCGCTACGACCTATCCCGCTTCGCTCAACCGTTGAAGGATGTGAAGACGCGCTTGAATGGCGCAAAGGTGGAGCGCCTGTACCTGACCGAGGCGAAGGCCTTGATTGGCCACTCAACCGACGCCGTTTCCCTGCACATCGACAGTGGTGCGGAGTTGCACGAAGTGGTCAGCGGGCGCTGGAGCGACCACCCCTTTTCGCAGCCCAGTGCCATCCTTGGCGTGACGCTGGTGGCCGATTTTGTGTTCGATGGCGAAATCACGGAAACGCCGCTATCCATCATGCTGGCGGAACCGGGTCGGTGCAGTCTGCAGGGCGAAAAGGATCAACGGCTGAAAAATGCCGGAACGCAGTTGCTGGAGTTGCTGGGTGTACTCAAACCACTGCATCCGGGATCGGGCGTCGACGATCCGAATCTGGTCGTGCAGGTTGCAAAGCTGCTTGAATGCGCTACGAGCCCGATGGATGGCTTTGCCTTGGCGCAGTTGGGCATCGACATCGACCGCTTCGCGGACGAGGGCATCATCACCGAGGGCGACCGAATCATCGAGAAGGTCGTCGATCTTGCTGATGGTGAACGGTTCGCGGTCACGCTGGAGCGCTGTGCCGATGGCAATCAGGTGCGCTACCGTGACCCCTTGACCGGCAACGATGTGGTGCTCCCCGCCAAGCATGCACGACGCTGGAAGGTCGATCTGAACTGGCTGCGCGAGGAAATCATCACGGCCCTCGGCAGCGCGTTGCAAGGCGTGCGCGGCAAGCATCTCGACGAAGACCCAGTGTTTCTGGGCGAACTCGATATCGATGGGCTTCCCGTCGCACTGTACTTCGCGGCCAAGATGTCCAATGAGCGCCAGTACGCCAAGGTCGATACAGCCCTTCGCCTGCGCCCACGCGCCATTCCCGGCGTTATTCTCACGACCGCATCGGTTCCGTTCCCGTTCGCCGGGACGAACGTAGTGATCCCCGTTGAAGATGTGCTGGCCAGTGGGCGCTCAGCCGCAGCCATCGACACCGCACGGCTCAAGGTCGCGTATCGACACGGCCAGCAGGCGGCGATGGGCGGCACAGCCGTCAGCCTCAAAGTCTCGGCTGATGGGTATGCGGCCGTGCTGTACATCCCCGGCAAGGCCCCTTGGAAGGTGACCAGCAAAGGCAAGATTGCCGTGCTACAGCGGTTGGTCGATGCCTACGCAGCGGGAACGCCCCACGTGAACACCAAAAAGCTGATGGAGGACACCAACTGCGGCTCACCCGCCAACTTGTTCTCCAAGACCTCACCGTGGAAGGACTATCTGGTCAAGGTCAAAGGCGCGCACGCATGGCAGCTGTACCTGCCGATGCTTGACGATCCGGTCGAAGACGAGGACTCGCGAGAAGAAACCACCGAACTGATGGAAAGCGTCTGAATGCCGACCACTCACAAATGGCAGTTCGCGTCACGCTTTCGCCGTCACGCATTTGGCTGGCGCTCCGACACGCCTATCCAGCGAATCAAGGAAGCCCTCGCCGAGATCAAACAGGTGGCACGCAAAGATCCGATTCTGGCGGCCGAGGGCGCAGTCACGCTGCTGGAAAAGCTCTCGCCTGCGCTGGAACAGGTCGACAGCTCCTCAGGCGCACTGGGATCGGCGGTCAACAAAGCCATCGACACATTGGTGCCGCTCATCACCAAGGCGCAAGTCGAGCAGCGCGTGAGACAGCACTGGCTGGAACGCCTGTGGGATGCGTTGCAGGAAGATCAGATTCCCTACATCGAAGTGCTTGGGGACTACTGGGGTGATCTCTGCGGCACCTCGGAGCTTGCTGATGCGTGGGCCAGCGAGTTTGTGCCGACCGTCGAGAGCGTATGGAGCCAGAGGTCGAACGGTCATGGGTATTTCAAGGGCACGAGCGCCTGCCTTGCTTCACTGCTGGCGGCGGGCCGACACGAGCAGCTGCTTGCACTGCTTGATCGCGCACCGTTCAAGTGGTGGCACTACCGGCGCTGGGGTGTGCAGGCGCTTTTAGCACAGGGCAAGAAGGCCGAGGCGATTCGGTACGCTGAGGAGTCCCGAGGACTCAATGATCCGGGTTGGCAAATTGCCGAAACATGCGAGGCGATCTTGTTGTCCTCTGGGCTTGTCGATGAGGCCTACCGTCGCTACGCGATTGAAGCCAACCAAGGCACGACGAACCTCGCGACCTTTCGGTCAATCACCAAAAAGTACCCGAACCAGCCACCCGAGCACGTGCTGCGCGACCTGATTGCCAGCACGCCGGGCTCGGAAGGAAAGTGGTTTGCGGCAGCCAAGGACGCAGGCCTTTACAACGCCGCTATCGAACTGTCGAACACCAGTCCAACCGATCCGCGCACGCTGGCTCGTGCCGCCAGGGACTTCGCCGAAACCCGGCCAGAGTTCGCGGTGGCATCCGGCCTCGCGGCGCTGCGCTGGATTTCACGCGGGCATGGCTACGAGATCACTGGTACCGATGTTCTTGATGCTTACGCTGCAGTGGCGCTGGCTGCCTCCCACGCAGGGATCGACGAGCACCGGATCAGCGAGCAGATCAGCCAGTTGCTCGAAACCGCGTCACCTCACAACGATTTCCTGCGGAAGATTTTGGGCCAACGACTCTCTCATTGACGCTGTGGTTGGGGCGAGCTGAATCCACCCCTCGATTGCCCTGCGTTGCCATCCTCTTCGGAGGATCTGGCTCACCATCTCTGACGGTTGCAATTCCTCGGAGCCGTCATGAAGAACCTCGAACTCGCATCTCCCTCGGAGATGTCCGCCAGCGCCCGCGCTGGTGAAATAACCGCCATCCTTGCGGCCGCCATCGTCCGCACCCTCGTCGCGGATGAGCCGAAAACCAGAGAAGTTGGCCTTGGCTTACTGCCCGACCAGCGCGTTCATACAACCCCCTATCAACAGGAGAAGTTGTGATGAACGAGAAACAAGCATCCGTCGCTGCGCAGATTGCGGCGCTGTCCAGCCTGCCCATCACTGAGCTGTGGCCAGTGTGGGATCGGTACTTCAGCAGCCGCCCGATCAATCCGAACCGCGCCTTCATCGAGTCGCGCATCGCCTACAAGCTGCAGGAGGAAGCCTATGGTGGATTGGCCCCGGCCACGCGCCAGCGCCTCGAGGCCATCGGTGCCAAGCATTCCAAGATCAAGCTGCGCGCCAAGCCACGCGAATTCGATTTCGCCCCCGGCACCGTCCTGCTGCGTGAATGGGGCGAGCGCGAGCATCAAGTCACAGTAACGGCTGAAGGGCTGTTCTCTTACGACAGCCATACCTTCAAGAGCCTGACTGCCGTGGCCCGTCATATCACCGGCACCCACTGGTCGGGGCCGCTGTTCTTTGGCCTGACCGGCAAGGGAGGTGCACGATGACGGACAGCAGCCAGATCGCCAGTCCCAAGGCGCGCAAGCGTTGCGCCGTCTACTGTCGCGTGTCATCGGATGAACGCCTCGACCAGGAATTCAACTCCATCGATGCGCAGAAGGAGGCTGGTCACGCCTATGTTGCCAGCCAACGAGCCGAGGGCTGGATTCCGGTGGCCGACGACTACGACGACCCCGGGTTCTCCGGCGGCAACACGGATCGGCCTGGGCTGAAACGCCTGATGGTGGACATCGAGCGCGGCCAGATCGACATCGTGGTGGTCTACAAGATCGACCGCCTGACGCGCAGCCTCGCCGACTTCTCCAAGATGGTCGAGGTGTTCGAGCGCCACGGCGTGTCGTTCGTGTCGGTCACGCAGCAGTTCAACACCACCACCTCGATGGGGCGGCTGATGCTCAACGTGCTGCTGTCCTTCGCCCAGTTCGAGCGCGAGGTCACCGGCGAGCGCATCCGCGACAAGATCGCCGC